CCTCCATATTATTACGGAAGATACCCATTATTTCAACCTCAAGGCCCAAAGTCCCAATTGCGCCATTTCAAGGTCTCCATAAAGCTCTATCTTCGGAGCAATGGTATAAGGAGAGCTCTGGATTGGCAGTGTGTGTACAGTCGTTTGCGTATCCATTACAGACGAGCTTGCTTGAAGGTCAATTCTCACTAGTTCTGACGGTGGGACATTATACGATACGTAATACATTGATAACGATGTGCTGTCAGAAACAACCGCAGCCCATACTATTAACAAAAACAGCTTATTAGCTGGTACAATGAAAGCAGGCGCTCCGTCATTAAGTACAAAGTTGTTCTCGTTGTACATTATTCCACCGCTGTAAACCAAAAAATCTTTCACCTGACCGGTGACCCCAGCATTCGCCCACATGAACCAATGTGACAGCGGCAATGACCTAGGAGGGAACCAAGAAGGATCGAGAATACCACTCGCGTTCGCAACTGGGATCTTGTTGACAGCAGCAGTCTGAGAAACATTGAGATAGGAGTTTGGGACTTTACCCTCGCTATCCAGTGGAGCAACACCGTTTGGAGCACCTATATCAGACTGCTTTACTACTTGTCTCCCGGAAAAGACTGTATCTAGGGCGATGCCGAAAGCCTCAGCGATGGAGGCGATGTATTGGTTTAAACGCTGTGGAAATGTGTTTACTGCCTTCCCCTGCTCAGCGTTGGACGGAAAGATGCCCATAGCCCCTCCTTACACGTCAGGAATCCGAGACTTCGGCCGATACGTCTGCTGCTGGCCACCAAGACGCCCTTCGTTCACGAGAATCTTCTGCAAAGCCTGTTGTTTCAGTTGAGCGAAGAGCGGAGCCCTGGCATCCTCAATCCCAAACACGACCGCCTTCTCCAATGCCGCAAAGAGAACGGCATCCCAAGCTAGCTTCAGGAAATCGTTCGAATCGCTATCCGCCAGCAGCTCCGGAAGTAGCCTGTAGTATGTGAAGACGAACTGTGTATCAACAGTCGGCTTGTGGGATAGCACAATATTCGTTCCGATGATCGTATACGCCTCCGGTGTGCCAGGAGATATGTTGAGCACGTCATACCTCGCCTGGAACTCGGATGGAGGCAAGTATCCAAGCTGCATATAAACCCCGCTTACGCCGTCACGATACGCCAGGGAATCAGGCTCAATCATGTCTTGCGGCGTCTGCACCGTCCCAGAACCAGCGAGAACAGTGAATGTTGTCTGGTAGTAGCAGAACCGCCAGAGCTCCATCCTTTGGAGTTCTACAAGCGCAAGGTTGATGAGCTGCTTCCTAGCGCTGACCGGCAGGCGTTTATCATTGACAGCCAGCCAGTCGGCAAGTGCTGCTTGCATCTCTCCGAATGTCATAGCTCACCTCAGCCTCTCGAGCAGGTACTCGATGATCTCGGCCCTGGTCTGCCTAGACTCGGGGATAACGATTCCCCTGGAGTTCGCAAAGTCAATCAGCATAGGCTTCGCCATCCTTCCAAGCTTCGAAGCCAGCTGCCTGAAATCTCTCGTTTCGGCCTTCTTTTGCCCCTCGGAAGAAGAAGAGGCAGGGGAGGGAGTTTCCTCCCCCCCCTGCTCATTGTCTTCGTCTTCCCGGTGGATAAAGACCCCAAACCAGTCGTTACCCTCAACGAGAGCGATGGCGTCAGGATCGTCTGTCTCCAATACCCCGCGCTCGAAGCGCACAGGAACGGAGCCAGCATCGTTGACGATATAGCCAACCAAGTAGTTGGGGTACTGCTCACACCGGTATTTAGCCATAGCGACCTCCTTACGGAGCGACGGTCAAAGCGTTCTTGATGATTGCGTGAGTCTGCTCAAGGTTCACTTCGAGCCCTGCCTCAGTCAGCAGCTCATCAAGAATCACGTCGTCTCCAGGGTTCTGCCGATCCTTCAGGTACTGGGTATCACGCCCACGGAGGTAGCGGTAGCGCACATTCTTCGTGTCAATGACGAGACCCCAGCTACGGAAGGTCGGGTTCTGCGACAGCAGCGGATGCATCTTCATCATGAGCGTACCGAATGGAGTCACGTACTCGGTCAGCTTGACGCCGTAGACGGACTCGCCCTGATTGATCATGTAGGTGGACTCCTTCTTCAGCGCCTTGTTCACGGTATTCAAGAACGTGGAGCCGGCCAGAACGAGCTTGGTGCTTGAGCCAGTACGGAAGATCTGTTCGCAGGCATCATCAATCACCGTGGAGCTCACACCACTGTTCCAGTCGAAGATGTTGGTGGCAACGAAGCGGATGAATCCCTTGGTAGTGCGCTCGGGCATACCGTTCGAGGCGTTCACCTCCTCAACGCCGGTCCCAAACAGGAAGGACTGCTCCATGCGAATCGCATGCTGCTCGGAGAGATCCCTCTTCTTCTTCTGATAGTCAGGACCGGTCCGCAGATTGACCTTCTCAGCGGTACGGGTCAGGTGCAGGGAGTCGCGGAAGATCTGGCAGTAGTTGTAGTACTTCACAGGGTTCAGGTGCAGCGCCTTGGGGACGCCGTCGCCTTCAGGATGATGCGAACCAAGGATCAACAGGCCGTCGCCGGCGTTACCAGCGGCAGCAGTAGACCCCTTGCCACGCACCACGGTCACCTGCGAGGTGGTCGCGTCAATGGGCGCAGAGTTAGTGACCCACATCACCTCAAGAGTGCGCTCGTTCAGCAAGGCCAAACCAGGTCGCACGTTCTTGTAGCTGTCTTGCCCCTGGATTGTGATGGTAGTCGCGCTATTTGTAAAAGCAGCAGCAGCCACAAGACGAAGCTCAGGCAGGCCCTGCTCGAACCATGCGAACTCAGGGTCATCAGTAGACTCGTCCGGCAGCTTCCCAAGGAAAGCAGTGAAGATAGCCGGAGAATCAGGGAAAAGCCGCAGAATCATCTCCCGAAAGTTCTTCGGTCGCTGATCTGCCGCCCAGTTACCAGTGCCAAACATGCCAGGCAGCATCGCCATAGTTCACCTCCTATGTTCTTGGTAAGTCCTCAAGTAGATCATCGAACCAGTTGGCCTCAGCCTGCGGAGCACGGCCATGGCCAACACCCTGCCGATTGGCCGAAGCGGACGCGCGTTCTCTCTTGGCGTTCTGCGTGGAGCTCTTGAATCGCTCAAGCGCTCCCTCGCGGTAGAGTTGCCAGTTCTTTCGCACCCACTCGGCCTTGACCCAGTCAGCATCTGTGAGCTTGTCGAGCTGCCCTTGAGAAACCAGGTGCTGCACGAAGTCTACAGCAGTCTTCTCATCTGCCAGCGGGGCAAAGTCAGGTTCCTTGGCGAGTTCGTCAATGATCGAGGCGAGCTTCTGCGAGGTTTCTTCGATAACCTGGCTCTGCTTCTCCTTGGCCCACATCTGCACGAGGTTGATTGCTGGCATTACTGTCTGCTGCAGGAACGTGTACAACGGCCGAAGCTCCTGCTCCCGGAATCTCAAGTACTCGGCAACGATTTCTGGATGCTCTTCGGCCAACGCCTCCGAGATCCATCCCTCTTGCGCGAGCCGCTCGATGGCAGGGGTATAACGCTGGATAAGCTCTTCAGGCGTGGCAACAGCACCTCGCTCTTCTGGCTGCTGCTGTTGCTCTCCGCCTTCCTGCTGCACCTCTGTGCTCCGCTTCGCTTCCTGGGGCTGCCCGGCAACGAGCTGAGCAGCGAGCATCTCCGCCCGCTTTCGCTCTTCCTCGTACAGCTTTTGGAAGTGAGGCAGTTGATTGCGCCAGGTGTCAGCATTGCGGATAAGCTCTTCGAGCTCTCCAAGCTTGAACTCCCTGTCACCGATGCGAATGACCTGCTCTTCAGCTTTTTGCTCTTCAGACCCTGCCTGGGCCTGGGAACCGCTGGCATCGGACACCGATTCGCTCTTCTGGTCGGGAGACGCCAATTGCTCGTCATCTCCTCCAGATTCCAGCTGGTCGGGGATTTCTTCGAGAAGATCCTCCAGCTCAGGATGAAGCCCGGTGTCTTGCCCTTGAGGTTCAGTATTCATATGTCCCTCCATTCGCCATTATAGGCCTTCCCTATCCAATGTGGCAAGCTTCTCCTTGAGATGTTGATATCGCTCAATGATTTGAACTGGCTCCTCAAGCTCTTTGATTTCGCAAGCGAGCCTGTGAATGTAGCCAAGGTCGAAGCTTGTAGAATTGTTGTTGAGCATAGCACATTCCTCAATAAGCTGCTCCATAAGCTGCTTCTTACGGCCTGTGAAGACGCCACTGTCAATGATCATTTTTGCCCTAACTACCTCAGGCTCAAGTTCGCGCAACTGCTTCAACAAGTGCTCTTTGTATCCCTCGCTCATACGACCTCCCTACTGCGGAATGGCATCTCCGCGTTCCGTCATTTGCACGACTTCTTCATCTGGCACAACTTGGATTTGAGCAGGTCCGACCATAGGGCCGGGGGCAACCTGCGTAAAGAACGCATCAACGTTACGTACGCCAAGAACTTTGGCGAATTCCTTGAAAGCCTTCTTGATGTTGAATACAAAGCCATTCTGGTCAGGAACTCCAAACCCTGGGAACTTATAAAGAGTCCCAGCCGCCTGCATGAAGAGCGACCACGCCTCGCTTTGCCGCGCTGGATCATTCTCTGCCTGCGTATCCAGAAGCTCATAGTCATAGCTTCCAATGATGTTCGATGGAGTAATGAGAATCTGCTTCAGCCCAGCCTTTTCGGCCATGTCGCCTGTGAGCGCTACCCATTGAGGAAGCTGCGTGAACTGCAAGCGGTTTGAAATCAGTCTACGAACCATTGGCCTGATAGCAGTGATGTCAATGAGTCGCACCAATGCTGTAAGTCTCTGGGAGGAGCTCTGCATCATGGCCTGGATCTCGCCAAGAGTTCTCTTGGCAGGAGTCGTAGATGACATCTGCGGATCTGACGTTGCCGCAACGCGCTGAATCATATCGAAGATCTGCTGCATGGCTTGAAGGTGCGGGCTCGTGATATCAGTAATCGGGAGCTGCTGCACGGCTGAAGTCGGTTGGAGTTGGCCACTCATAACTAGCTGCTCACCCAACCTCGAAAGCCGAATGTGCTGCATTGGACCTGGATTCAGCAGGTCCTCTTCTTCAATCAACGTAGGGGCGTAGACAAGGACGTTGTTCAGTGCCCTGCGGATGTTCTCGAAGTGCGAGTTGAACAACCAGTCCATGGCCTTCTGCAGAGGAAGCAGCGTTTCAATACTTGACGGATTGCCGATGGAGTGCGTATCGAACTGGCTTTCAGCGTAGGAGTATCCAAACGAGTTATGGTCATACGCCGACCTGTGAGCCCGGATAATCACCTTCTCGTCCGCAATGGTGAACCACCAAATCTCAGGCTTCTCAGAATCTCCAAGCCCCCAATCACGAGGCACAAGCTTGATTCTGATGTGCTCGATGGGGATGATGCCGACTGCATCATCTGGGTCAGATGTATAGGCCAAGTTCATGGTTTCGAGCGGGTCGCCGATTGCCCTGCGCCTCGCCCGCGTTGTTGCCCTATCATCTCCAGAAGGAGAGCCTAGCCGCATCTTCTTGACGGCGTCGAGGTTGAAGTAAGGGCCGCCGTTCTCCTGCGACTTCTCAAGCAAGGCAAGATACGTTTGGAAGTCTTTTTCGCCAATGAACTCTCCAGCATCAGGCTCCGAGAGTGGCACTCTTGGGTCAGGGTACATCAGCCTTGGGTCTTTCGTCTCTATGGCATTGTGCTCGCACAGCAACTGCCATTCGCGCCTGCCCTTAGGCGGTGGAACGTTCATTCCAGCTGCCGTTGCCATCTTGTACATCATGATCTCGAACGTTGACGGCGGAACACGCTTCCAGCCGTACTTCTCTTCCCACCAGTCGCCAATCCAGGAAGAGCCATAACGCTCTGCGTCGTAGAAGAACATGTAGAGCTGCGCTGCCGCGTTCGATTGCTCTGTGTCGTAATGAATTGCAGCCTCGATGTACTTGGCAGGCTCCACATCTTCAGGCCCAATGCCTTTGATTGCAAAAAGCGGCGCCCTGGCGGCGTACATACCCCACATCTGCACGGTCCTTACCTGCAGAATGGCCAAGCTGACGGGGATAATCAGACGCCGCTTATCTTCACGGCTGCCATCCGCGGTAGTAGCCTTTCTCGGAGACGTGGCATCAACGTAAAGGCGCAGGTACTTGTCAAGCTCATCCCACTGAGCATGCCGCTGCTGCATTTGCTGATACGACAGGTCAAGCCTGGCGTTCAGGCGAGCAAGGATGCGTTGATGCTCCTGCGTTGGCCCAGTCCTTGGGTCATAACGTAGCCTGACCTCAAGAGGCTGCTCCAGCACCTCGATTATTGGTTCATCGTTGTCCGGAGAGGCCTCCATTACTTCTTCGCCTGGGATAAGGATTTCATCGTTTGCCATCTAGCTCTCTCCGTTCCCGCTCACATGCAGAGCACCACAACGGGAT